TTCCCAGAGATGGTATCCAGCCTAAAAGTTTTTCGTATGCTGCGGCAATTGCGTCAATCGCCTTTAACACACCAATTTTGAGGTTACCCCAGGCTTGAAGGCCGTAGTATTTTACAATATCCCAGTTCTTGTATACGGCTACGCCAGCAGCAACAAGCACGCCTAAAGCGGCAATAACCAATCCTATCGGCCCTGTCAGGGCACCTATAACTGAACCTAACACAGGGAATGCTTTGGTGAGAGCTGCTGCAATACTGGCCCCGCCAGCCATTGCTGTGGACATGGCCCCTAAACCAGTTATCAGTGTTCCAATTGTTGAGATTAAAGGGCCAAAAATCGATAGTAGCGGGCCTATTGCAGCAGCAATACCCGCTATTGCAATTATCGCTTTTTGCACACCTGGTGACAGCTCACCAAAGGCGCCTACAATATCTTTTAGTTTTTGTATAAAAGGAGTTATCACTGGGAGTAAAACTTCGCCGATATCTGTTGCAAGGTTTTTAATTTCAGTCGTCAGCGACCGTAAAGAACCGGATGCGCCCTCAGCTTCACGGGCTGCCTGCCCCTGGGCATCAGCTGTCTGTTCCATTATCAGCGCGAGGGTGGCGGCCTGCTTGGAAGCCAAGTCTAACTCTTTACCTTCAGCAACTAAGCCCATCTCCATGGCTTTTGTTTTTATTATAGCCTCGTTGACAGCCATGCCGTAGTTATCCAGCATGGAATTATTGCCCTTCAAGGCCCCGGTTAGTGCCCTGACAGCATCCTGGACACTGCCGCCATACATTGCCGTCAAGTCACCGGCCAATTCAATTAGCGTCTGCGCCTGCTTCGCGGCCTGCTCCTCAGTAAGACCTCCTATATTCTGAAGCAAAGAGCCCATCATATTGGCATATTCAAGGGCTTCGCCTTCAGCTATGCCGTAATAATTCGGGAGACTATCAGCCCAATTTTTTACAGCATCGGCAGCGCTTTTATAAACCTGTTCAGTTGCGCCTAAGGCGTCCTGCAAGTCAGCCGCAAACTTAAATGAAGCCGCTCCAGCAGCCGCAATGGGGGCGGTAACTTTCAACGACATATTTTGACCAATATCAGATAATTTCCCGCCAACGTCTTTTAGTTTGCCACTCGCCGCTTCGCAGGATTGGGCCAACTGATGCCACCTGTTGCTTTGCTTCTCCAACTCAGCAGTGGTCTTTTTAAGTTCAGCCTCTGTGTTGGCCATTTGCGCCCTGGCATTGTTGAGCTGGATTGCAAGATTCTGTGTGGCCTTGGCGTCAGCACCTTTGGATTCTACGGACTTCTTGTAAGCCGCTTCAAGGGCCTGTACCTTTTGCTTTTGCAAGTCAAGCTGTTTCGTTAAAGAATCGGTCTTCAGTTTCAAGCCCTCTGTACTTTTCCCGAAGTCAGCCAGTTGTGCGCTAGAAGCTTTAAACTCAGACCGAACCACTTTGAGTTCACGGTTAAGCCTCGTTATGCCCTGCTGAAAGCCGGTCTGATCCATACTGACTTTTGCTACAAGATTTCCGACTTCTGTTGCCATTTTTTATCTCCTTTCAGCAGGTTTTGTGGTAATATTTAGATAAATAGGAAGGAGGTGATTGGAATAAACGCACCCAAACCCGAAGATAAGAAGCATTTTAGAGTTGGCTGTATTGCCCTCATCGTTATAGCCATTGCGATAATAGCGTTCACTGCTTTTTCAGGAAATGACGACGCCGGCAATAAAGAACCCAGCTGCTTTGATGCTTACGTCATGTCGCAAGTATTCGTTGAAAGGCAGTTAAAAGCGCCTTCCAGCGCCGATTTTCCGGCCTTCGACAACAGCATGGTCATTCCTCTCGGCAATGGCCGTTTCAAGGTTACTGCCTATGTAGATGCCCAGAATAGTTTCGGCGCCATGATTCGCACGCCATACACCTGCACAATCAAGAAAAGCGAAGGAGATAACTGGTTGTTGGAAGATATGAATTTAGGAAACTAAAGCACCTGGTCAATGAAGCCCATCTTGGGCTTTTTCTTCTTTTTGCCGATCATCATTTCCATATGCACGTCAAGCAGCGCATACAGCTTGCGTGGGGAACAGCGCCAAAACTCTTTTTCCGACATCCCCAGGACAACTGTCCCCAAATAATAAAGAAAATCCCAGTCCCAGCCCGGAGAACCATCTACGGGGTATCCAGGGCCGGGGTCTGGGAGTTTTTTGGGTCTGGCAGGTAATAGGCTATTGCCTTCTGGATTGTCTGTGCTACTTCTCCCAGGTTGCTCGGGTCAATCATTTTCCCCACGGCTTCTTCGGTCAAGGTCGCATCTTCATGCACCAAACCGACCCAGACTACTGCCCGGAGTGCCTTCAGCGAACCTTTTTCAGCATTACCAAGGATAGCGAACACGTCACCGTGTGCCTCTTCCAGCACGCAAAAGGCGTTCAAATCCAGCCGCAGGTGACGTTCCTTGTCCAACATGATGGGAAATTCTTTGTCGCGGACGTTGTTTTTACTCATAAATTACCTCCAATCAAAACTAAAGAGAGGGCTACAAGCACCCTCTCTCTACATTTCATCAGACCTCAGGCGGTTCATACACCGAATCGAACCATTCGCTGACGTCAATCTCAGGTTCATCCGGATCCAGATCGTCTTCATCGACAACTGCCTGCCAGGCACCGTCGTATATCCGCTTCACGAATGTGCCTGTAATCGTCGGGATCTGAAACTCAGGGGTGTCCTCTTTTGTCCTGTACTCCTGTTCGGGCAGATTAAACTTGCCCTTGTAAAGCCAGACATAGCGGTATTTGCCGTTACTCTTGACGCTCCTGAACCCTATCGCCACGTAAGGGGCAACATCATCGGCGCTCCGGTACATTACGCCGCTCGTAACAGTATGCCCCAGCAAATCGGCCTGGACGTCCAAGGACAAGTCCTTGACATTCAGCTCAACAGTAATCTCATCCAGGGAACTCGCCACCTCGTCAGGGCCGTCATCGGCGTAGAGCGTTGCCGTATTTACGGCAGGGCTTATCCTGGCGCTAATTGCCCCGGCAATTTTTTTAGGCTTGTCGGTGCCGCCTGTCCCGTAATCATACTCGACGCCCGTTTTTTCATCGTCGGTTTTCAGTTTTATATAGTGTAAGTCCCTTAGACCTACTTGTACTCCTGCCACGTTACTCGCCTCCTTAATCCATAATCCTGTTAAACAACTGCTTTAAACCATGTGCTGGCCTGAGTGAAACCGGTTGCGTCCTCGTCGCCAATGGACTGCCACTTGTTGTCTTTAATCCGCTTGACAAATGTCCCAACAAGGGTGGGAACCTGGAATTCCGGCGTGTCTTCTTTGGTTCTGTACTCTTGTTCCTGTAGCTGAAATTTGCCTTTGTAAAGCCAGATATAGCGGTATTTTCCATTAGATTTCAGACTTTTGAAGCCAATCGCCACGTATGGGGCGGTATCATTGGCCTTCTTCACCATGACTTTGTCAGCGCCAATCGTATGCCCCAAAAGCGCGGCCTGGACGCTGAGGGGAATATCTTTTGCCTGTAACTCGACGGTGATTTCACCAAGTGAACTGGTCACTTCGTCCGGGCCGTCATCGGCGTAGAGCGTTGCCGTATTTACGGCAGGGCTTATCCTGGCGCTAATTGCCCCGGCAATTTTTACCGGGGAACCATATGTGACTGCTGCGCTGGTATCTGCCGTCAGCAGCGCGTAGCGCAGGTCTTTTAAGCCAACCTGTACTGCCATCAACCATCAACCTCCTTTGTAATTCCGTATCTTAAAGCGCGGTGAAAAACTTGCGTATCGTCCTCATAAAAATCGGCCCCTCCTGCTCTGGAGAAGCCGATTGATTTCATTACCCTATCCACTTCGACCGCAACGGGGTCGGGGTTTTCTTTTGACCAGATGTCCATCTGGTAGACCATCCGAGAGGAATATGCCGCATCGTCGGCATAGTTGGCGTCAAAGTTTGTGATTTCAAAAAAGGTTATCCTGGGGTATTCGTTGGCTTTAGGTGCTTTGACAGCGTAGACGCGAGAACCGCCAAGTTTTTCTGTAAGAGTTGTATCGCTTGTCAGCGCAGTTTTGATAGCGCTTTTCATGGTGATCATCGTTTCTTTGCCAACTCCTCCCGCAGCACATTACCCATCGCGTCAAATATCTCTTTTTGCTTTTCCTCTAAAGCAGGCCCTATGAACGGACGGGCAGCCATCTTAGAAGTCCCAAATTCGAGGAACACCCCATAAAACGCCGACCTGTTTGGCCCTACTTCGATGTATTTAACGCCTTCCTTCGACCTTTTCACGTTGCTTTTCTCAATGCTTTTTGATAGTCGACCCGTCCGGCGCGGTGCTCTTTTGCTGATTGCCGCCCGCAGGATTTCTGCGCCTTCACGCAGGGCCTTGTTCTCGGCACGGGCGGCTATCCTCTCGCTTAATGCGTTCAGCTCTTTTAGCAGGTCATCCAGGCCAGTCAATTCGACCTTAGCCACTTGACACCGCCTCCACCATGATTTGCAGCCACCTGCGCCGTCCCTCCAGGTCAATAACGGCTTTGATTTCGTAATCCTCGCCGTCCCAGCGCAGCCGCATATCCGGGGTTATATCCTTTCGATAGCGCATTGTAAAGCGTACCTGGTGCTGGGCCTGCACTGCCGCCGCCTGGAAGTATTCCCGCCCGGCAATCGGCTCGACTTGAGCCCAGGCAGAAAAAAACGGCTCCCATGTTTCTGTTGGGTAACCGTCAGGGTCGGTGGTGGTTTGCTTTTGCAGGACGGAAATGCGGTGGCGGAGGTCGCCGGGATTCATAGGCCTCACCTCCACCTATATTTCCTGGACCTGGACAATAGTTACATCCTTGTCGACAGGTGTTTCGGCAGCTGTTAGTGTAATTTTTCCGCCCAAAAACCGGGGGAAATAATCAAACGGGCCGAAGATGCGCCTTTGCTCCCCTGCGACGGTCAGCTTAAGCTCTTGCCCTTCAGCATCGTACTGCGAAAAGTATATCTCGGTTGTGCCTCCGGAAAACTGGACAGGATCAACGGCATCAGTAAAAGGCGTGGAGCCACCGCCGGACGCCTCGGCAGTAAAACCAGGGATACCGGTTTCCTCTTCGCCTTCCTCTCCGTTTATGGCGGCAGCAACAAGCGCGGCGGTATTTTTTACATCGTCGGGGATAAATGTATCGTTGTCCGCTTTCATCGCCAAAGTAACCACAATAACCATCCCTTCCAGGGCAACTTCAAGGTCTGTTGCGGCATCTACCTCGGGGACGACCACCTTGATGCTGTATTTTTCGCCATCAGGGCCTGGCTCGTCGCACGTAACGGTGACAACGCCATCGCCCTCACTGATCTGCGCAGATGCGTTGGTGTCGTCTATTCTGACTTTTTGTTCAAGGGTGACGGTCAACGATTCCTCTGCCTGATCTGCGTTGTCAATCGCTATCAGGACAGGTCCGCGTGCTGGCGGCACATCTACGGTTGCAGAATCTATTTTTCCATCCCAGGTGATTTTCTGCAAAACAAGGGTTCTTTGGCTTAATTGTGCCCAACTTTTGGGCAATGTCATGTGTTCTCACCACCAGTCAGGGCTTTTTCGGCGTTCTCTTTGCCCTGTATGCGCGTCCCGTCCGGAAGTACATACCAGCCGCCGCCAACATGCCGGGGGTGTGCCTCGGGCTTTGCTTCGCCTTGCCTTACTTCGGCTGCTGCTTCGGGCGTTGTTTCCTCCGCTATCTGCCCGCCCAGCGCCCTTTTGCTCTGCAGATACTCTGCACGTTTTGTGTCCTCGGTTTCGTAAATATCGCCTATTCTGTAGCGAATTTTGGTGTATTTATCGCGAAAATTCTTGATTACCGGGTATTTCACGCAGATTCGTCACCTCCGCTGTAGTCTTTTAGCTGTAGGATTATCGCTGTCATGGCGCGGTCGAGCTTACTTTTCTCGTCGCCGTCGTAAATCATGCCCACATACAAAGAAACGGCAAGCTCGTACAATGACAGCTTGCCGTTACCCTCTTCTTCAACATTCGGTTCACGCACTCCCGCATTCAGCAAGTATTGTTTTGCTGCGGAAACAAGGGAAGCGAGGAGCACATCGTCCCCGCTTCCGTCAATCCTTAAATGCAACTTCACTTTATCCAACAAAGTCATTCCGGGCATTATTCGTGCCTCCTGACCGCAAATTTCGCTTCTAAAGACTTCTACAGCTCCGCATCGACAACTTTGGCAATCCGGAAAGCAGAGGCAAGTTTCTTGCGCTGGTCAATCCATGCGGTCAGCACCCAGATGTATTCGCCTTTGTCCACGTCTTTGTCAGAGTCGTAGACGACCGACGGGTCGTAATTCAGGTGCATGTAGTTGAAGTCACCAACAATGGGGCGTCCGTAAATGCCGTCGGTATCGTAGATGGCCGCAGCGTCAGAGAAAAATACGGGTTTGCCGATGATCTCTTCCGGCTGCTTGCCGTACAGCGATACAGAACTGTTGCTGAGTTCCTTCAGCATTGTCACATAATCGCTGTAGCGCATACATACCTGCGCATTTTCGCGGAAATCCTCATGCAGATCGGCGATGGCGTTGGTGATAGCCTCGAACATAGTTTCGCCTTCAACTTCTTTAATGACGGAGTTGCTACTTTCATCGAGTTCATAAAAACTCATGTGCTTTTCAGCGGCAACGACAGGCAGCGGAGAATTAGAAGCAGTTCCATGTGCAAACGAAACTTTCTTCTCCTTCGCTGCAAGACCGGAGCGCAGGGCATTCTCAACGTAGGTCACTAGGTCAAGGTCGGAGCCGTGCAGCACGGTATCACTGATACGCACTTTAATTTTAAATTTAAACTTGCCGAAAGAAACTTTATCGCCGGTCGCTTCGATTTCTTTGGCGGTTTCCACGTCACTAATAAAGGAATCTTCGTCCAGTTCAAAAGCGATCTTCGGCAGTTCCAGTCCGGCGATGGAAGTCATGGCAATTTTGCCGCGAAGTGGGTTCCTGACGAAAGGCTCGGCGATTATCTCTTTGGACTGGGTAGTCGGCAGAAGGTTCTCGCCGCCGGTCTTGTTGTCCCCACCGGCAGGAATTGCAATCAGGGGAGCAGTGATGTCTTCACCCAAGATTTCCTGCGCCTCGGGGGACATAGGACGACCCAGTATTTTCGCCCGGATAAATTCGGCCTTGGCAGCAATAATTTTGTCGGCACTGGTTTTTGCGTTCTGAACGGGGTTCTGCTGCCGTATCTTGTTGATTTTTTCCCTTTCTTGGGCCTCCAGCCTATCATGCGCCTCCTTCAGGGTGTCAAACCGTTCCTGCAAGTCAGCTTTTTTAGCCTTCAAGTTCTGGATCTCTTCAATAGGGATGGTAGGATCAGCAAGTTTAGCCACCAGGTCTTCTTCAATGTTTTTCAGTTGAGCGCCTACGGTAGACATCTTCATTTTCAGATCATACAGATTGGTTGCCATTGTAAATCCCCTCCAAAATATTTTTTGTTCTTTCAAGATTAACCTTTGACTCTTCAAGCATTGCTGCCCTTTCCTTCATTTCAGCCTCTTGGCCGTCTATAGGTGATAGCGACAACATTGTTTTGATGTTTTCGGGTATGTTTTTGTAGAATGCTGCGAATATTTCCGCGTTAATGCTCGCCGCCGCCTTCTTTTCGGCAAGCAGTTCATCGCACAGGCCATAGTCCAGGCACTCCTGCGCTGTAAGCCATGTTTCGGCATCAAGCAGCTCGATGAGCTTCTCTTCGGTCAGCTTCTCCCCAGTCTTATTGAGGTAAGCGGGGATCATAGCTTCTCGAACCTTGTCCAAAGTTTCGGCTTCCTTGCGCAGATCGTTGGCGTTGCCAAAACCCCATGACAATGGATTATGGATCATCATCATGGCGTTTTCCGGCATATATACAGTGTCGCCGGCCATCGCGATGAGACTCGCAATGCTGGCGGCAATGCCATCAATGTAAATGTTTTTATACGCGCTGTGGCGCTTCAGGATGCTGTAAATAGCCTGTCCCTGGAATACTGCGCCGCCGTAAGAATTAACATAGACATTCAGCGTTTTAATGTTGCCTAATTCATCCAGCTCGTCCTTAAAGCTTTTGGCGGATACATCTGTGTCATCCCAGGGATATGATGTAATGTAACCATAGATGTAAACCTCTCCGGCGTCGCTGCTGTCTGCCGCCGCCTTGATTTCCCAGAACTTCCTGGCACTTTTTTCCTCTTTGAGCAAAGCTTCCAGTTGCTTTATTTTTTTGTCTTTGTCGTTTTTGCCCAGTTTTATCACTCCCTTAATTCTTTTTCCCTTTTTCGCGGGGCTCGTCAATCGGGTACAGGTCGCCACTCATATACAACTTGTCACCCCCCGGCTCAGGCGGCAAGTCCTCCCAGGCGCGGACCTCGTTGGGTTTGAAATAACCTGTACGGACCCCTTTAAAATAAAACTCTCCGCGGTTTTTCATGTCACCGCGGAGAAGCGAGTTGACGTTGCATTTGAAGTACAACCCCCGCCGCCTATCTTCCGGCAGGAGCAGTTTGCGGTTGAATTCTTTTTCATACTGCGTGCAGATCGGCACCAGGGTATTCTGTACATACTCCAGGTTCATCTGTTCCATGCTGGCATAGTTCACATCTTCGACCTCGCCCAGCATATGCGGCGGCATGTTGAAAACAGCGGCTACACGGGTACGGGTAATGCGCTCCACCTCGAAAAGTTTGGTGTCAATGAAGTTCTGCTTTTCAAGTTCTGTAATTTTTGATCCCTGTTCCTGAATCAAAACCCCGCCGTTTTCTTGATAAAACCTCTTAAAACTCTCCAGCACCTCTTTTTTCTTTTCCTCATCCATATGTGCCGCAAGTTCCAATATGAATGATGCTGTAATTGCGCTATTAATCTGTTCAAGGCTAAATTCCTTGACTTTTGCATCAAAATTAACAGTGTTACGCAAAACATCAATGGGGCTAATACCCCGATAACCAAATCCATGGATATGCTTGACATGGATTACTTCCGTATTGTGGGCATAATATCTGCCGTTGTCGCCTTGTATTTCATACCACAGCTCCCGTGTGTCCTTTTCAATGACTTCCGTCACCTTGCCGGGGTCAAGTATCCATAATGCTTTGGGTACAAAATAATTATCGTATTCCTTGATGGCATACGCATTACCGGTGATATTGCGGATTGTTTCCATGGTGCGCATAAAATCGAAGCCCGTCATGTTCGGGTTCGGTTCATGCACTATCAGCTCTGCCGCCCAGTGGTCAGTCACCTCCCGGTAGCTGCTGTCTTTCAGCTTGATTGGCATGGCGCCCATTGAGTTTGACAGGCGGGAAACAGCGGCAAAAATAGTTTCATTCGTAGCCAGGGTATGAGTGCTTTGACGGGTGAAAATGTTATATGGCTCGAACCATTTTTTGAAGCGGCTGTAAATGCTGCTTGTAATACTATTCGTGCTGGCCTTGATTTTTTCTCCCGTCACACCCATAATCCGGCGGCCTAAGTATTGTCTTATTCTTGCAATTATGCTTTGTTTCTGCAATCTACCGCCCTCCTCTCAGGTCTTTGGCGGAAATGAACGTCACTCCACCAGTAGCGCCCCCGGCCACCGTCGGCATTAGCTTCATACACTCAACGTGCGCATTGAGCCAGGCGGCAAAGCCGTCAATCTTTCGATAGCGGCCCTGTTTTGTAGGTAGCCAGTTGCCGTTACGGTCTTCAACGAGTTTGATATTGTTCAAGTACCAGCGGAACAGTTTGTTGCGGTTGTAAACCACTTTGCCGTCTAGCAGGAGTTCTTTTATGTCTTTCAGCGCCGGCGATAGGGTTAATGCGCCCTGGCGCACGACTTTCGTCCAGTCCTCGCCGCCATAGTTCGCCAGCTCCAGGTTCAACCGGAAAGCGTTCGCTGGGTCATAAGTAATTAGCTGGATGCCATATTTTTTGGACTGCTTGATAAACCAGTTGTAAATGTCGTCTTTGTTGATGTATTCGCCAGGGCAAATTGTTAGCAATCCGTCTTTCTCCCACTCACGAAAAGGCAATTTTTCGTTATCGGCTTTCACCTTCGCTTCCGGCACCCAGGAGTGCGATAACACAAAAACCCGCCCATCTTTAAGCGGGAATTCCAGGCAGGCGCTGGTAAAGTCTTCGGTGTTGGACAGGTCATAGCCGCCGA